CACGGAGGTAATTAACGCATTTTTAAATGATGTTGTTATTAATGATAAATCACGTTTATACAGAAAAAATGTAGATTTAGGGGCTTATGTCATTAAGCTGACCCCGGAATTAAAGAAAGCGGTGTCAAGAGAAGGTGTTGGTGATACTTTTGCCCAAGGAGGCGTGGTCCGTAAGCAGGGCATTGGGACTCTTAACGAAATAGCGCGGACGATGTTTCAGCGACCCCGAGGGGTTAGCGGATTATCTTCGGTTGCAAGAAACATGTTTCAGTAGAATAATGTAGCAAACATTATAAGGAAAAGTTATGGCACAGCAACCCCCGGTATCTTTAGTAGAGAAGCAAAATGATGATCCGAATGTAGCGGAAGCGTTAGATGATATTGAGATAGAAATGCCTGCATCGGTATTTCCGGCAAAAGATGCTATTCCTGATGGGATTGAGATTGAGGCTACGGACGATGGAGGGGTTGTCGTGGACATGGACCCTTCTTTAAATAATGCTCCTGACGAGGGAGATTTTTTTCGTAATCTTGCCGAGGAGATTGACGATTCCGAATTAGGTAGTATTTCAAGTAGTTTGATGAGTGAATACGAAGCTAACAAGTCTTCCCGTAAAGATTGGGAAGAAGCTTATGCCAATGGTTTAGAATTATTAGGTTTTAATTACGAGGAGAGAACACAACCGTTTCGTGGAGCAACCGGGGTTACACATCCTTTGTTAGCTGAAGCTGCAACGCAGTTTCAAGCACAAGCTTTTAACGAGTTGTTGCCTCCGATGGGGCCTGTCCGCACCACCATTCTTGGTTCCCCTACTCGAGACAAAGAAGAGCAGGCTAAACGAGTTCGTGAATTTATGAATTACTACATTACTACGGTGATGGAAGAATACACGCCTGAGTTTGATCAAATGTTGTTTTATTTGCCGTTGGCAGGTAGCACATTTAAAAAAGTGTATTACGATGAAGGTATGGACAGGGCCGTTAGTAAATTTGTTCCCGCAGAACATTTGGTTGTGCCGTATGAAGCTAACGATTTAGAGACGTGTCCTAATATAACGCAAGTAGTTAGAATGTCGTTAAACGACCTTCGTAAAAAACAAATTGCAGGTTTTTACCGAGATATTTCGGTAATTCCTGCACAGTCTTCTACGGATAGCGTAACCGATGAAATTAATTATATTGATGGGGTACAACCGTCTAATATTGATTACGATTGCACCGTGTTGGAGTGTCATGTCGATTTGGATTTGAAAGGTTATGAAGAAAAGGATGATAAGGGGGAACCTACGGGGATTAAAGTTCCTTACGTTGTTTCGATTAGCGAGGACAATGGTCAGATCTTGTCGATAAGAAGAAATTACGGGGAAGACGATTCCAAGAAGAAAAAAATACAGTACTTTGTCCATTACAAGTTTTTGCCCGGTTTTGGTTTTTACGGGTTAGGTTTAATCCACACGATTGGTGGTTTATCTCGTACAGCAACCGCTGCCTTACGGCAGTTAATTGATGCGGGTACTTTGTCCAATCTTCCAGCAGGCTTTAAAGCCCGTGGGTTGAGAATTAGAGATGACGATGATCCATTGCAGCCCGGAGAGTTTCGAGATGTTGACGCTCCCGGAGGGGCAATACGAGATAGCTTGATGCCGTTGCCGTTTAAAGGGCCAGATCCGACATTATTTCAATTGTTAGGTTTTGTGGTTCAAGCGGGGCAACGATTTGCAACAATTACTGATTTAAAGGTAGGGGATGGCAATCAGCAGGCAGCCGTAGGAACGACGGTAGCTATGTTGGAACAAGGCACTCGGGTTATGAGTGCGGTTCATAAGCGGTTGCATTACGCCATGAAACAAGAATTTCAGTTATTAGCCAAGGTTATTTCGGATTATTTACCACCAGAATACCCGTACATTATTGAAAATCAGGAACAATCGATTAAATCTCAAGATTTTGATGAGAGGGTAGATATTATTCCTGTATCTAACCCTAATATATTTTCTCAAGCGCAACGTATTGCTTTGGCTCAGACACAGATGCAGTTAGCGGCACAAGCCCCTGAGTTACACAACATGTATGAGGCTTTCAGAAGAATGTATGAGGCGTTAGGGGTTAGGGACATAGATAAAATTTTAAAAGCACCTTCTAGTACAGAGCCTATTCCAAAAGATCCCGCTCTAGAAAACATAGATGCGTTAGAAAACACGGATTTACAGGCTTTTGAGGGGCAAGATCACGATGCTCATATTATGGCTCATTTAACTTTTGGAACTTCTGCTATTGTTCAAGCTATGCCTAATGTAGCGATTGCCTTACAAAAACATGTTATGGAACACGCTCGGATAAAAGCCCAAGAACAAGCTATTGTAGTTTATATGCAACAAAACCAAGGACAAGCTGCCTCTGAGGAGCAAATGTTAGAATTAGAGGCCCTGACAGCACAGTTAATAGCCCAAGAAATGCAAAATGTTAAAGTATTAAGTGCTCAAATTGCTGGAATTGGTCAAGAAGGCACAGATCCGGTTGTTGCGCTTAAACAACAAGAGTTGCAGATTAAGCAACAACAAGTTCAATCCGATACAATGGATGATCAAGCTAAATTGAATTTAGAGAGACAGAAGATGGCTGAACGGTCAAGGCAGTTTAATGAAAGAGTAAGTAGCCAAGAAAGGCAAACACAAGCTAGAATACAAGCTACTAATGAAAGAGAGTTATTAAAACTTAGACAAAAAGGAGGACAATAATGTTGTCTCGGGTAAGAATAGTTAGTGGACCTGCAAAAGATGCTCCAAAAGCAAAGAATGCCGCAGAAATTCAAGGACAAGGAACAATACCTTATGCTAAATTGGTTGAAGAAAAAACTCCAAATATTGGAAAAGCTAAAGTTACGGTTGGTAAAAAGCGCGGCATGGGTGCGGCGCAGCGTGGGAGTCGCTTTACAAACGCTTAGTTCATGGCTAGTATTTTTGTGGTTCCGATTGATGAGTTGGTTCAAATGAAACAAAAAAAGTTTGAAGAATCAAGTAAATACGAAAATTACGACTTGGATCATGACGGTACGGTAACGGATGAGGAAATTTCTAAATCTAAAGAAATGATAGATTTAGAGTTAAGAGAAGAAAAAAGTCATGCTCAAAAGCAGATGTCATGGACAGCTATTGCAAGTATGGTGGTTTTTACTTTATTATTGTTTACTCCGTTAGTTAGCGAAAGTCGTGTAGCAGCTTTAGCAGATCTTTTAGGTTTGTTTTATTTAGGGCAAGCGTCTATTGTGGGTTTTTATTTTGGAGCACAAGCTTATATGAGCAGGTCACGTTAACATGAGTCCCATTAACATACCAATTTCTCCCCCTTCTCCTTTAGTAGATCCCTTGCCAGAGGAGTTTATAGCTCCCCCTCCTCCGGTGATAGGGTATCCGCCGTCGGAACCTCCGCCCCCTCCGCCTTCTCCGCCTTCTCCGCCTTCTCCGGTGATAGGAGACCCGATACAAGAATCTATTTTTAACCAAAATCAAGCTGCAACGCCCCAGTTGTCTATTGAAGATCGAATATCTCGTTTAGAGGGTCAGTTTGGTGGTTTAAATAATCAGTTTAGTAGCATTAGTAATTTAATATCCGGGCCGTTTTCTGGCGGTTATTCTTCTTACATGAGCAGTCCTTTTGGCTATGGCGGTAATCCTTTTGGTTACGGGGGTAGCCCCTTTGGACAATCTTCTTTTTCTCCTAGAATGTATGGAGGGATAGGAGGTTTTATGCCTTACTTTGGATGATCGAAAAGATAATTTGGAAAGTTTATACGGATCGAAAAGGCAACTGGAGAGTAACCACAAAAGATAACGAAATACCCAATAATGCTATTGTTCGAGAGTTTTTTTCTCAAAAAAAGGCAGAAGAAGAAAAGAATATTCTAAACAAAATTAGGGGATATAAAAAATGATGAGTTTATTGGGGTCTGTGTTAGGGTTCGGTAGTTCTTTTTTGCCCGAAGTTTTAAACTTTTTTAAACAAAATCAAGCACATAAGCACGACATGGAGCGTATGCAACTGGAAACAGAGTTGCTTGAAAAAAAATCTGCGCTTCGTTTAGAAGAGTTAGATAAAACGGCTGAGATTGAAGAAACGAAAGGATTGTATGAGCATGATAGAACTATCGACGCTGGCGGAGTTATCAACGCTCTTCGCGGGAGTGTGCGTCCTGTTATTACTTATTTTTTCTTCCTAATGTTTGTAGCTACTGAGATTGTCATTATGTTAAAAGTTTTGGAGTCTGGTAACGATTGGATGATGGCCGTTGAATTGTTGTGGACGGAGGAGACGCAAGGTCTCTTTGCTGCGGTAATGTCTTTTTGGTTTGGTAGTCGTGCTGTCTCAAAATACGTCAACAAAAGTAAATGAAAAAAATTATTTTTTTGCCTTTAGTAATTTTTTTAGGAGCTTCTTTTTTATTTTTTAGTGAGCAGCACACCCAAAAACAAGAGCTTCAAGAGTTTTGCCGGGAAAAAGCTTACTTAGGTATGCGGATATATGATAATATTGTTGCAGGTATTCCTTTTGAAGAAATAGTGGTTTATTGGAAATACCCTCCTTCTTCTTATCAAGAGGCTATTTTTAGAGAGCATTGGTTATTATTTTTAAAAACAGAGGTTCACAGGTTGGTTTTAGAGGGAAATCTTTCTATGAGAGTTCAAGAAAAACTATATGGTTTGTGTTTAGACCGCGACGAACATTATAAGGATAAACAGGTATATGCAACTAACACCTAATTTTTCTTTAGAGGAGCTTACCGCCTCTGGCACGGCAGCTAGATTAGGGATAGATAATACTCCCAATGATGTGCAATTAAGTAATCTAAGACGGTTGGCTTATATGTTACAAGAACTAAGAAATATGTTTGATGCTCCGATATTTATTAATTCTGGGTTCAGAAATAAAGAGTTGAATCAAGCCGTGGGTTCATCCAGTTCCAGTCAGCATTTAAAGGCTTGTGCGGCGGATATCCGAGTATCCGGATATACCCCTAGAGAAGCTGTTAGAAAAATAATAGATTCTGGTATAAGTTATGATCAGGTAATATGTGAGTATGATAGTTGGGTGCATATATCTGTGCCCAATGAAGCTGGCAAAGAACCTAGAAAAAATGCGTTAATTATTGATAAAGACGGAGTAAGAGTTTTTGCTTAATTATGGCTATTGACGAAATAGATGTAGTTCAGTTTGTTCAGAGAACCATAAAAGAGCGGAAGGTTGTTGTTTTAGATGTTTTAGAGCATAATGGTTTAAAAAGCATGGAGCAGTATAGGGAGCTTATGGGCGAACTTAATGCTCTTAATTTTATACTACAGGAACTCTCGGGCCTGCTAGAAAAACAGGAGCAAGAATAATGCAAACTCAATTGAAAGAGGCGTATACGCCTAAAGACGAAGAAGTATTAAATCCTAACTTAATAGACCGATCTCTTCTAGATCGTATGCCGACCCCCACTGGATGGAGAATTTTGGTTTTACCGTATAGAGGTAAGACACAAACATCAGGTGGAATTCATTTACCTGACAAGGTTTTAGACGATAGTCAGATACAAACTGTAGTGGGTTATGTTTTAAAGGTGGGTCCTTTAGCTTATAAAGATAAAGAAAAGTTTTCAGAGCCGTGGTGCCAAGAAAAAGATTGGATAATCTTTGCACGTTATGCGGGATCTCGTTTTCGTATAGAGGGCGGGGAAGTCAGAATTTTGAATGATGATGAAGTTTTGGCATCTATTGCAGACCCAGAAGACATTATAAGTTTTTAGGAGACAAGTATGGCACAGGCAGAAAACGTAGAAAAAGAAAACACGGCGGTTCAAGTTGAACTTCCTTTAGAGGAAGAGAAGGGGGCCGAAGTTCAGTTAGTCGAAGAAAAAAACGCAGGGGTTGTGGAAACTTCTACGGAAGATGAGCATGAAAAGCACATAAGCGGCGCGGAAAAAAGAATTAATGCTTTGACCAAAAAAATGCGAGAAGCAGAAAGACAAAGAGAAGAAGCTATTCGATATGCTCAAACGGTTCAGCAAGAGTCTAATCAAGTAAAAGAGCGATTAAAAAATCTTGATCAAGGTTACATGACAGAGCATGGAGGTAGGTTAGAAGTAGAACAGCGACAGGTAGAAGCTGATCTAAAAAGAGCCGTTGAACTAGGGGATGCAGAAGCTACCGTAGAGGCTCAAAAAAAATTAAGTCGATTAGCCGTTCAACAAGATCGGTATGATCAGGCAAAAAATGCTCATGAGCAACAAATAGCTCTGGAGAAACAACAAAGGGAAATGGCGGCACAACAGCAGATGCAGCCGCCTGTGCAGCAACAGGTGCAGCAACCTAAAAAACCTGATCCCAAGGCAGAAGAATGGGCGGCTAAAAATGAGTGGTTTGGTCAAGACGAAACTATGACTTTCGCTACTTTTGGAATACATAAAAAAATGGTAGAGCAAGAAGGGTTTGACGCTACCTCAGATGATTATTATACTGAGCTAGATAATAGAATTCGGAATGAATTTCCGCATAAATTTAACGGAGGTTCGGTTTCCCCCAGACGGCAACAGGCCGTTGCAGGGGTTTCTCGTTCTTCTGCCAGCACGTCATCAGGACGCAATAAAAAGGTTCGTCTCACTCCGAGCCAAGTAGCAATAGCTAAAAAATTGGGTGTGCCGCTTGAAGAATACGCGAAATATGTTAAATAAGGAGAAAGAAAAATGACTGAAGAAAAAAAGCAACGCTTTGAAGGAATTAATCGGACTCCTCGCGCAAAAAATACGAGGGAAAAGGAAAGCAGGCGTAAGCCTTGGGCACCTCCCTCAATGTTAGACGCTCCACCTGCCCCCGAAGGGTTTCAACATCGTTGGATACGTTCAGAAGTTCGTGGTTTTGATGACCGTCAGAACATTTCTGCTAAAATGCGACAAGGTTATGAGCTTGTTCGTAGAGACGAGTATCCTGACTTTGAGGCCCCTGTAATAGAAACAGGTAAATATGAAGGAGTTTTTGGTGTTGGAGGGCTTGTTTTAGCTCGTATACCAAAAGAAACAGTTTCTGAGAGAAGCGAGTACTTTGCAAAAAGGAATGCGGATCAACAAGAGGCTGTGGATCACGATATGCTGAGAGAAAACGCTCATTCAACAATGACGATTAATAAACCAGATCGTCAATCTCGTGTAACTTTTGGCGGTCCTAGAAAAGACTAGGCCGTGTAACTTGATGATGGAGAAAACCAAATGGCAAATTTAGCAACCGCCTATGGTCTTCGCCCTGTTGGACTTGTTGGAAGTGCAGTTAACTCTACTGGGGTAACTCAGTATGAAATTGCTTCAGACAACACAAATGCTATTTTTAACGGCGGTATTTGTGTTCCTTTGGCTGCGGGTGTTATTTCTTTTGCTGGTGCAACCAGCGGCGGCACAACGCAAGCTTTAGGGGTTTTGATGGGGGTAGAATATGTTGATTCTACGACTAAGAAGACCACATTTTTAAATTATTGGCCCGGATCAGGCAGTGTTAGCGTAGATACAAATCACCCTGTAAAAGCGTTTGTAGCTGACAATCCAAACCAGTTATTCCAAGTCGCTAGTGATGCAACACTAACTGATCGTGCTACGGCACTGGCAGCAGTGTTTGCTAATGCAACGCTTGGAACTTCTGCTCGTACTGGTTCTACCAGCACGGGTCGTTCTAACTCAGCGTTGAGTGTGTCGTCTATTGCAACAACGGCTACTCTGCCTTTGCGTATTGTTGGTATTGTTGATGATGATGCTAACAATGACTTTACGGCAGCAGGTATTCCTTTGTTAGTTAGACTTAATGCTCATTTTAATGCACCAACCCGTCGTTTTGATTCGCAGACCACTGCGGATTCGACAGGCATATAAGAAAGGGATAAAAAATGGCTATTTCTCGCGCACAACTGGCGAAAGAGCTTGAACCCGGACTGAATGCTTTGTTCGGGCTTGAGTATGATCGTTATGACCAAGAACATGCTGAAATCTTTGAAGAGGAGTCTTCGGACAGAGCCTTTGAAGAAGAGGTTATGCTTTCTGGTTTTGGAACCGCTCCAGTAAAAAGCGAAGGTGGGGCAATATCGTTTGATGACGCACAAGAGACGTATACGGCTCGGTACACGCATGAAACGGTTGCTTTAGCTTTTAGTATTACTGAAGAGGCTATTGAAGATAACTTGTATGACCGTTTAGCGGCTCGATACACCCGTGCTTTAGCACGTTCAATGTCTCAGTCTAAGCAAATTAAAGCTGCGACTATATTGAACAATGCTTTTAGTGATGCAGGGGGAGACGGCGTTAGTTTGTGTAACGCATCGCACCCTACCATAAACGGGACTCAAAGCAATATTTTGTCAACTGCGGCTGATTTGAACGAAACTTCACTTGAGCAAATGTTGATTGATATTGCTGGGTTTACGGACGAAAGAGGGCTAAAAATAGCAGTTCGTGGAATGAAATTAATTATTCCAAAAGAATTGCAATTTGTTGCTGAAAGAGTGCTTAACTCTAATCTTCGTCCCGGAACGGCAGACAATGATATAAACGCAAACAAGTCTATGGGTATGATCCCAGATGGAGCGGTGGTTAACCACTTCTTGACAGATACGGATGCGTATTTCATTAAAACCGATGCTCCTAACGGCTTTAAACTTTTCCAACGTACTCCAATTCGCACTGCGATGGAGGGCGATTTTGATACTGGAAACATGCGTTTTAAAGCTCGTGAGCGTTACTCCTTTGGAGTTTCGGATTGGAGAACGGTTTTTGGTACTCCCGGAGCGTAAACAAATTTATTTTTGTTGGGAAAGGCGGCTTTTCAGCCGCCTTTTTTTGTTATATGATTAAAATCTAGGATATTTTAGTTTTAGCGACTGACCTAGCAGATGCTTACGAAAACGCTAAAACCAACCCTTTCGTAAGGAGGAATCAATGGCAAATACGACTTTTTCAGGTCCAGTTAGATCAAAAGATGGCTTCGATGCCATCATAACTAATACTTCTACAGGTGCTGTTACTAATACAATGTCTATGGAAACTTATGTAGCAACGGTTACAGTTGCTGACGGTGATACCACAGGCAAAGAGTCTGCAATAGGAATCCCTTCTAATTTTATCCCAATGGGTGTGATGATAGCTGTTACTGCGGCTGCTTCTAACTCTGTTACTCTAAATGATATAGGTACGGATGCTGATACAGATGGATTTGTAGATGGTATTTCCGCTGCGGCAAACTCAGTTGGATTTAAAGGATTTTTTCCATGCAATGGCGTTTTAGGAATGTCTGGGGGAACCACTACAGCCGCTACTGCCACAGCAGACGAGGTTGAGATTGTTCTTTCTGGAGATCCCGGAGCAGATACTACGGTTGTTATGAAATTCTTTGGATTGTCTAGCTCTTCTGACGCATCTTAATTAGGAGGATAGATTATGGCAGACGCTGTAACGTCTCAAACTATTATAGACGGTCCGAAAAATGCGGTAATGAAGTTTACCAATGTTTCTGACGGCTCGGGAGAAAGCGCGGTTACTAAGGTTGATGTTTCGGCTCTTTCTAACAGTGCAAACGGGGACACTTGCACCGGAGTTGTTATTGAAAGATTATGGTGGCAGTGTATCGGGATGAAAGTTCAAATTCTTTGGGACGCAACTTCTGACCAGTTTTGCATTGAACTAGGAGAGAACCAAAGTGGAAACCACGATTACACCGTTTTTGGAGGACTTACTAACAACGCAGGCTCTGGAAAGACTGGGGATCTTAACTTTACCACGGTAGGTGCAAGCTCCGCAGATACATACACTATTATAATGCATATGAGAAAAGAATTTTAGCTAAATGAGCAAGGCTAAAGATGCAAAAAGAACCCCCTCTGGTAAGTTGTCTTATCGGGGGGAGCTTTGGCCCGGCTTTAATAAACCAAAAAGAACGCCGGGAAAGCCTAAAAAAAGTGCAGTTTTGGCTAAAAAAGGCACCGAAATTAAGATAGTTCGTTTTGGCGATCCAAATATGACCATTAAAAAAGACCAACCTTCCAATAGAAAAAGTTTTAGAGCAAGGCATAAATGTGATACAGCTAAAGATAAATTTACAGCCCGATACTGGTCCTGCAAGGCGTGGTAGCCGAGTAAAACAAGGCACTCGTGTTCCGGCTTCTGCTTGCGGAGTTATTAAATTAGCTAGTGGGGGTGCAGTAAAGTCCAAAGGTAAAATCTGTCCTGAAGGCAAGGCTTGGGCAAAAAGAACTTTTGATAAGTATCCGTCTGCTTACGCTAATTTAGCGGCTTCTAAATATTGTAAAGATCCCAATTATGCTAAAAAAAGCAAAAGAAAGAGAAAATAATGGGTCAGTTAAAAGAGTGGTTAAAACAAGATTGGGTGCGGATAGATAGCCAAGGAAATATAAAAGGAAAGTGTGGCACTTCTAAAGACAAAAAGAACCCTGATCGTTGTTTACCTAGAGCAAAAGCTAATAGTTTGTCTAAAGAAGAAAGAGCAAAAACAGCTAGAAAGAAGAAAAGAGAAGGATCTAAAGGAAAACAGTTTGTAGCAAATACTAAAAAAGCAAAGGTAAGAGCGGCAGGGGGTGGTGAAATTAAAGGCAGTCGTCGTTTAAACAAAGGCTGTGGTGCGGTTATGGAAGATCGCAGAAAAAGGACTCTTTACGCATGAACATGATGAATTTTTATGTGGGAAACCAGAAAAAAATATGTAATGAAATTAAGGCGTGGTCTAAACACGCTTTAGAAGTTAAAAACGATAATTTTAACGGTTTACCTGCTTGTCCTTTTGCAAAAAAAGCGTGGAAAGACGATAAAGTAACAATTATTTTTAAAGAATCTGAACATTATCAGGATTTATACACGGTTATTTCTACTTTTACGGATGTCCATGATCTTATTATTATTGCGGATACTTGCTATAAACCTTTAAAAGAATTTCATAATTACATAGATAGCTTAAATGAAGCTATTGCAGAGGGACTTTTTATACAAAAAGACATATGGTTAATGGGTTTTCATCCAGAGGAAGAACAAGAAGCCGTTTTTGAAGACGGGTTTGAGCCGTTAACCGACACGCTTTATGCTATGATTTTTGTGCAAAGATTAAGCAAATTACAAGAATCCGCTGAGAAATTAAAAAAACAAGGGTATTATAAGTATTTTGACAAAGAGCTTAGTTCTAAACAGTTATATGATAGACGTGAATTTTTTTATAGGAGATTAAAAAATGGCAATGTCAAGAGTAAAAGTAGCACCGTATCATAACGCTAAGAAAATGCGTGGTGGCGGCATGGTTAAAAAGATGCGTGGCGGCGGCATGGTTAAGAAAAACATGGATGACATGGCAATGGGTATGATGGACGGTGGTATGGTCAAGAAACCTAAGAAGATGCGCGGTGGTGGTATGGTTAAGAAGATGCGCGGTGGTGGTATGGTTAAAAAACCAAAATAAAGGGTAAATAATGGCTGTTTCCGGGTCAAAGAATTTTGAGTTAGATGTAACAGAGTACATTGAAGAAGCTTTTGAGCGATGCGGCTTAGAAGTAAGGACGGGTTACGACATCAAAACAGCTAAGAGGTCTTTGAATCTTTTGTTGGCTGATTGGGCTAACCGTGGCTTAAACCAATGGACCATAACTCAAACTACGGTTACTGCGGTTTCGGGGACCTCTTCTTACACGTTGGATGCGGATACTATTGATATTTTGTCCGCCGTGGTTCGTCGCAGTAGCACCGATTTTTCTATAACGCGATTAAGTCGAGATGATTATTTAAACATTCCGACTAAATCTCAAACGGGAAGACCTTCTCAATTTTTTTTAGACAGGCAAATTACGCCTGTTTTAAAGGTTTGGCCTACGCCTGAAAATAGCACGGATCAATTTATTTTTGATCGACTGGTTCGTATTGATGACGCAGATGCTCCTGTAAACACTATGCAAGTGCCTTTTCGATTTTATCCTTGTTTGGCAGCGGGATTAGCATACTACCTTTCTGTAAAAAGAGCACCCAACCGGATTCAATTTTTAAAAGCTATTTATGAAGAGGAGCTAGATCGGGCCATGACAGAAGATCGAGACAGGGCTTCTTTTAATGTGTCCCCTAGTTTAGATTATTACAGGGTAAATTAATGGCTAAATACGCTACGGGAAAAAAAGCATACGGTATTTCAGATCGTTCTGGGTTTAGGTATCCGTTGAGAAGAATGCGTATGGAGTGGACGGGGATGTTGGTTGGTTACGATGAGTGGGAAGCTAAACAACCGCAACTGTTGCCTTTACGAAAGGTAAAAGATGCTCAAGCTTTAAAAAACCCCAGACCAGACAGAGTAGAACCTTTGTTGGTGTATGTTGGTATTTCTTTAGTTCAACTGCCAGATGTGAAACCTTTGGTTTCTTTTGGGCAGGTGGGAGGGGTTACGGTGACCACGTCATGAGTTTTACTTATTCGGCTTTAAAAACAGCCATACAAGATTATACAGAAAACACGGAAACTACTTTTGTTACTCATTTACCTGATTTTATAAAAGGAGCAGAAGAACGTCTTCTAAAAACAGTTCAGTTAAGTTTTTTTAGAAAAAACGCTTCAGGGTCTATGACAACTTCTAACCAATATTTAGCAGTGCCTGCGGATTATTTAGCTTCTTTTTCTTTATCATATACTAATTCTAGCAGTGAAAAAGTTTTTTTGGATCTTAAAGATGCGGATTTTGTTCAAACTTACAACCCCAATCCGGCTACTACAGGACTTCCTAAGTATTATGCGGTTTTTGACGTAGATAACTTTATTCTTGCACCTACTCCAAACAGTGGTTATACCGTAGAATTACACTATTACTATCGTCCTGCAAGTCTTACCGCAGGCTCGGATTCTGGCACTACATGGCTAAGTGAAAATACGCCATATGCTTTGTTATACGGTAGTTTAATTGAGGCGTACATTTACATGAAGGGGGAGCAAGACATGGTTGCTCTTTATGAAAAACGCTTTACACAGGCGTTGGTAGAAGCCAAACAACTGGGAGAAGCTAAAGAAACTACAGATGAGTACAGAACTGGAATGGTTATAAGGCCTAAACAATAATGAACGATTCGGCGGTATTAGAAGTACCTAAAGATTATGTGGTTGGAGTTCATACCACGCAAGACAGGGGTCATACTCCTGAAGAGGTAGCACAGCGTTGTGTGGATAGAATTATTTCTATAGGAGATGAAACACATCCTTTAATACGGGATCAAGCAAGAGCTTTTAAAGAGCAAATGGTTAAGCTAGTTGCTCATTACATGCGGGAAGCTATTAAAAGTGACCGCACAACGGTTTACAATGAGTTAAAAAATGCGGGACAGCCTCAATTAGCTGAATTAATAAGGAGACTATAGCATGGCTTTTACAGGTAATTTTATGTGCACTTCTTTCAAAAAAGAAGTTTTATTTGGAGCACACGATTTTGATTCCTCTACGGGGGATACTTTTAAAATGGCGTTGTACACCAACAGTGCTAGTTTTACTGCGGCTACGACAGCGTACACCACTAGCAATGAAGTTACGGGCACTGGGTACACGGCAGGAGGGCAAGCTTTAAATT